GACATAGAATTGTTTTTCACCGCTCCGTGGATTGTTTGTTTTTCAACGGATTGTGAAAAATTAGCATGGCGTTTGAATGTTGAACTGAAGAAAGATATTTGAGGATCACCCACGATAAATTTATCCTGGGCTCCTATGGCAATCAATTGAACAACACCGGCAGACATGGTAATACTAATTTAAGGGGAGAAAAATTACAGGTTGGGTTTTCTACAAACGAAACGAAGAACTAAAAAGTTATTCTCGGCGGGGTTTGGGGGAGTTACAAGATTTGCGTCCTGATCCCGTATATTTACAGTAAATCTATCGATCGATCGAATTGGGTTTACGTATTGTGTTGCAACGGGGTAGTCATCTTTAAAACTTATTATACCTGTATCATCGGCAGTGACGAGACTAGCGAATGAGTTTCTAAGAATGCTCAAGGATGATTGACCTGTGAGAACATTGGAGGCCCTGTCGGAGAAAATGGAGTCAAGTTCATTTATAGATATGTAACAATGTTCGGTCGCCGTAGTCGTATTGATACGCGCACCGACAAGTCTGGCCTGAACCACATTCTTCAATGGCTGTTGAAGATGACAAGTAAAAGTATTTGCATTATCCTGACCCACACTATCAATAGTGATGGTGTGATATTCATAATTAAGATCTGGAATCATTTCCGTTGGCGATGTAATCAGGGCCATTTATTATTAGCTTAGATTAAAGATCCACCGATTCCGTCCGCGATCTCATAACCAGCATGGGCACCGACTAATTCCTGTGCACCACAGAGACCACCTGGAGTGAGACCAACCGAGTAAGGGCTATCCTTTTTGCCCCCACCAGCAACACACTCAACATCAGACTTGAGGTCAAAAAGAGACTCCTCACTGACGGGTGTAATAGTAATTGGCCTGGGTTGGTACTTAGAGCTTCGTACATTCATGAAACCAAGAATGGTGATGAGAATTATCAACACGGTCATCGCCACGAGAGCGTTGCGATCGGCGCGGTTGAGATTGAGTTTGAACATTTATAATAGACATATATAATTTTTGAAGTGCGTTAAAGACATTTTCTTAGTTTCTACATAGAGAGTAGATGGACGAAGAAATCGTACTCGACAGGGGTCAAACGAATGTGATGAAATTAGATGCTGATGAGCAGGCACTCATGGATGAGATTCAAATTTCCGCTCCTCGATCGAAGCCGGTACCCAGACCCACCACACGACCAATGCAAAGACCTGGAACTGCCCAACACCAAGAAGCGATGGATGCTTTTGTAAATCCCAACAAACAGAGTGTTCCAGTTCAGAATAGGGAAGATGAAGAGATTGATTACGGGGAAGATGAACCGATGATGTTCGATGATGAACCCATGGGGCCAGGGCCGGGTGAACAGGGGGAACAACCTTCCAAGGGGTATACATCAATTGATGAGGAAAAGGCGGATCTTGTTAATAAACTCGGAAGGTTAGAAAAGAAGGGGTTCGCTGTGAACAAACGACTGAATGCATACTCGGGGGTTGATGAACTCAGATCAGAGGTTAAGCGTATCACGTATAGCATAGATGTAGAACAATCTGTTCGGTTTTCGAGGCGTATGCTCATCGCATGTGTAACAGGGCTTGAGTTTCTTAATAAGAGATACAACCCCTTTGAGGTTCAACTCGAGGGTTGGTCTGAGTCTGTGATGGAGAATGTTGACGACTATGATGGAGTCTTTGAAGAACTGTATGTGAAGTACCGCTCGAAGGTTAACGTTGCACCAGAGGTCAAGCTTATCATGATGCTCGGTGGCTCTGCAATGATGTTCCATCTGACCAATTCTATGTTCAAATCGGTTATGCCCAACATGAATGACGTCATCAAGCAGAACCCAGACCTTGTTAAGAATATGATGAGCGCTGTACAGAATACCACACGCGCACCGGGAGGTCCCTCTGTGGACGCACCTGTAGGAGGTACGGGACAATACGAAATGCAGGGACCGGGTATGGACATTTCGAATTTGATGGGTAATATCATGATGCCCCCACCACCACCTATGAACACCACCATGGGACAATCAAATTCGGTTGATCCCATCATGGAAGAGGAGGATGATCTCTCTGATATCATTTCCATATCAGGAGATTCTACAGGTGGTGAAGTCAAAGAAGTTAATGTTGGTGGAGCCAAACCCAAAAGAACTCGTCGAAAGAAGAAGACCGAAATTAATCTCTAAATATATATAAATGATAGCGTATTGTCCGCTTGAGGAGCTCGAGCCTCCCGTTCGACAGCAAGAAGTTGTCGCCGAGGCCAAGGCCGAACCTGCAAAGTCTCAGGTCGGTCGTGAAGAAACTGAAATGAATTACGTCATCATGGCTTTCATTGTTGGCGTAGTCGCACTAGCCATCTCTGATTCCATCAGGGCATAAATGTTGAATCTACCGCGGGGTACTCCCTCGTAGTAAATTTAATGAGTAAACGTTACCAATTGTGTTCCCGAGAAATTATCAATACCTGGATTATTTGTTCGAACTTCTGTCAATTTAGCACCTTGGGAGGTTATAATTTCAACAAAAAGGTCGTAATAATACGTACGTCCCGATGTAACTTCTGGGGCGAAAAGAATACCGTTTTTACCAAGCGTTACTGTGGGATTCCATGGGTGTAAGTTACCACCACCAAAAAGACTTTTATTACCCATCGTTATATTTTCGGATGGAGTCGCCCCGTCACGTGTACCACCCTGTACCTCGAGTACCATAGTACTCATATCATTCACATTAAAATCAGATCTCAAGATGGCAACAATTTTGGCATAAAATGAATTATTATTGAATCGTAGCTGTACATCCTGACTTTCTTGATTTGTACGTGTAAATGTTTTTGAGTATCGTTTGCATGCGACCTCATTCGAGTTTGAAATAAATCCACCACCAACGTGTAATGATGTGGTTGCATCTGAACCACCTAAATCTATAGCTACCTGATTACCCAAATCAATCTTACCATCAATCTGAAGATCACCAACAATTTCTGTATCGCTATTCACGATAAAACTTCTAACTGGGTCTATAAACACATTACCCGTGTGGTCACCATAGATATTGGACACTCCACCGGTCGTCTTGAACTCGAGAATAGCATTACTCGTCGCATGTTCTAAACGAGCTGTACCGTTATACACGGTGAAATGCTCACTTGGATTTACTGTACCCACACCCACATTCGATGTGTGTATGATGTGTATACCATCACCTTCGGCACCATTGTTCACAGCACCTATCACCGTACCATGTACGGAATGGGTGGAGTCACTAAAACCCCTTACGTAACCGCCGTAATTATCATTCGTGTTTAGTGTTAATCCAACCTTGTTATTTGTACCTGGATTTTGGAGTTTGAGTATATCTATATCACCGGTCGCATCGGAATAAATGTGGACGTTCGCTTCGGGAACATTCGTACCGAAACCAACCAGGCCTTCGTTTGTAAATCGTGCATATTCGGTACTCGTACCCGATACCTTTTGTCGGAAAACTAAAGGTGCATTTCCAATAGATTCTATTAAATTTACTGGACCAACCGCAGCTGTAAAAATATCTAAAGCACCAAACTTCATCGCCTGATCCTGTGCGAACTCGAGACCACCACCGACATAGAATCGAGTAGCACTACTTACGTCTAATTCACCTTGGTCATCTAAAGGTAAAGCTCCTATGACAACTACACCCGAAGGAGTTATTGTCATTGCACGTGATACCACCGAACCATCACCATTTAAAGCTGACTGAATTTGGTTAGTACTCAACGAGGGTAAGGTTGTGTTATACGTCTGGAAAAGATGCTCGGCCGCTACTGAACGAATCCTATCGGGAGCGGCGGTACCCGTTCGATCGTTACCCTTGAATATAACAAGTTCGGATTTACCAAGGTCATCATATAGTCTCTCTGTAATGAACGCATTGCCAAATTCATCGGAAGATACACCACCAAACGTGAGTTGGTTACCGATGACGACATTACCGTTGACCTCGAGTTTACCTCGGGGTACATCTGTGCCTATACCAACATCACGGGTAGTGCCATCTATATACAAACCCACATTGTCGGAATCTGAAATCTTATCTTCATTTCTCGTAATTCTAAAATCACGTACCCCCGTTACACCGACGGACCACCCCCGAGGATTACTATCTTGATTCGACTGAATGAAGGACGCGAAAGAATTCCCCGATATAAGGTCGGTTTGTGCGGCTAGAATCGCATCACCGTACCCAGACCCATGTTGGTTATGTACAAGTATACCATTTAGCCTCGCATTACCTATACCCGTCCCCACAACTTCAAGGTGTGCACCGGGAGTGGTTGAACCTATACCCACTCGCCCATCACTTTGAAGGGTGAGAATATCCTTTTCATCCGTATAACTTTCATCTGCGAGATAAATGTCTAATTTTGTTTTGGATTTTAAAGATGTGTCGTCAAACTTCCCAATCTTGAAAGTTGCCCTCATACCATCATAGGTTCCATCCACACCTTCCCTCGTCAGGTGCATGACGGTTCCGAGATCAGTGACATCCTGGATGGGTGAGGTATTCGTTACAACTAGGGGTGCACCTAGATGGCTGAACCCATTTGAATTTACAACTTGGTTGTTGATAAACACAGTGCCACCGGATGTGTGTAGAAGACCTTGGGGTGTTGCAGTGCCGATACCAACATTTGAACTTTCAAGGATGGTCATTTTGGGGTTACCCATCGTATCGGTGGTACTCGCATAAAAGTTGAGACCTTTACCGGTTCCTACACGACTTTGAATATTCGTTTGTGTACCTGTGACATCAGAATATGATTTTAAATAATTTGTTGTGGTACCAGCTATAAGTGAATTACTTCCATTAAGTTTTAAATTTCCACCGAGAGTTAAAAGTTCACTCGGTTCAGTATTGGATAAACCCACCTTACCGTCCGAAGCTACCCGCATTCTTTCCGTATTTCGAGTCTTGAATACGATGGTTTGACTATTCGCAGATGTTTTGGCACCCTTGATTTCAATCGCACTTATATTTGACGTCAGTGGTCCACACCGAAAACTAACGGTATTCGCGGTTGAATCTTCACCCGAGATGTCACCATGAATAATAACATTCGCCGCAGACGAAATACCAGATTCACCCTCTACTTCGATAAAATCCTGAACCAAAATTGATTGCGTGATGAGACGACCAGTCGCTGTATTACCGAGCACCGTGATAAGGTTAGCAGAATCTGCGTTAATAAATATTTTATCACCGATCGACAACATATTTGTAGAATTGGTATTCGCTATACCCGACGGGGTCGCACCAGTCGTTTGAATAGCATGTGATTGAATCTTTGACGCTACTACCATAGGTATAGCTGCATCGGCATCAAGAGTAATCAGGCTACCCACTGTCAGCCCGTCATCACCAATTCTCAAACCCTCGAAGAAACCATATCCATTCGCATGTAGAACATTAGCCGAGGATGATGCCACATCATTGATATATACATTAGAACCCACGGAAAGGGAAAATGCTGGTGATGTATTCGCAATACCTACGTTGTTTTGTGTGTACACGTCACCAAATACATGGAGATTGACGGTGTTTGCCGAATCCATGGTAAAGTTTGCATCTTCGGGTGTACCGTACGTTCTAGAAAGTTTAAACTGGTCGTCGGTATGTGTATACCCCAAGAATACATTACCAGTATCCGGGGCACCATCTCTCATGAGAACAGCCATATCATATGTCCCGTTGTTACCCTTACCCATTTGTATGACAGCGTTTGACACGACAAGATTGTCAACACTCGTGTACGACGGAATTTCGGTAATAGCTAAATTACCGCTGATATCAACATTTCCAAATACCCGTAAAAATCCGTCACGAACAACGACATTACCATTTTCAAAAACGGCTACGTTGGAATCAGTACCCGCGGTAACACCTGTACCAACTGTCAATTGTTTAGTTATCGTAGCATTAGTGGACGCCACGTTGCCATCAATTGTTAATACGTTAGAAGCTGTGGCATCAACCAAGAATTTATCATTTGTCGTCTTGAAAGTATCAGTCGCGAATACGTTTGTACTCACCACGTTACCCTGCACAGTTACCAAGTTCTGAACAGTTCGATTAACAATTAAACTATTAGTACCAATTTGAAGATCGTTAATTGGGTTATCTGTGCCTATACCAACCTGGGTGGCCGTGAGACGATTTACATTTGTAGTACCCGCAAATTGAGTTGTATCGGACGTAGATGTCAACTCACCAGTAATCTTCAAATTCGCTACTTGAATTTCATCTGCTGTGATCTCACCAGCATCAATACTCGCAAGTCCTGTTAAAATATCAGACTCTCTGGGTGTTGCATCTAGACTGGTTACAAAAATTTGACCAGCACGTACAAGCTTTCCCATTTATACATTAGTTGCCGAATAAAATTCCGGCTAAACCGTCCTTGATTCTGAGCACATTGTAATTCACTGCAAACACATACACATCTTGTTTTGATGGTCTTAATTCACCCTTTTCAACTCCACGGAGGATAAGTTTCGCGTTATCCAGACGACTAAAATTACATGAACCACTTGGGTTGTAATCAGATGCGTTGAGACAGAAATGATACACAAAATAGCGTGTGTATACACCTGTATGACTATCTATATCAAATTCAGTTTGTCCGTAATTTGACTTGTAATAATTTTGTACTGTGTGGAAATATGTTGGAGACATGTTTTCGAGGAATGAAATACCATTAATGAATAAATCTGCATTAATGAATGAGAAACGGTCACCCGCGAAATTTGAAGTAGAACACCCATATCCAAAAAAGAGAGACTTAACTGGATGATTAAACGACGAAATATCAAGTGTATTGTACCCACCTGATTGTGTTGTATTATCTGTAACACTTTCGAGAGGTAATTCTATTTTTTGTGTTTGTGTCACGACAAAATCTAGTGTTCGACTTATTAAGGATTCTCGTTCTTCTTTATCAAGGTACACATAGTTACCGTAAAATTCAGCTTTCTTTTCATTTGCGTTACAATTTGCGACAGCTGTTTCATCAAACTTGATTTTTATTTCAACCTGGTGATGTTGTAACGCTATCAAAGGTAAAAAGGCTTTATGATCACAGAAAAAGAAGTGTAACGGTACGAACGTCTGGTTTGATGTCGAAGCTTTATTGTTGAGTTCCTGAGATTTGTTGTATGTGTCGGCTAAATAATTCGGCCATATCTCAGCGAAGTAATCGTAATGTTGAGAATCCACCTTTTGGCCACCCACATATAAATCAAGTGTAGAATTGTGAAACAAATTGGATGCTATATTGGCATTACTCGTATCACTTGATTCAAACCAAAGTCCATTGATAACATCTCCCAAAACAGGGATCGTGACGGATGTGTCATTCGAGTGAACAGTTTTAATAAACTTTGGAGCTTGGGAAAAGTTTGTGTGCCTTGTAAATTTCATACGAAAGAATGAATGTCCCTCGTCACTCGTAAGATACACATCTTGAACCCCTTTAGAGACTAGTTGTATTAATGCACCCGACATTTAATAGATGTTCAGATTATAAAAACAGACACTT